AAAAATTGCTGATAACATTCAGCAGTATGCAGAGCCATTTCAGGCAAAATATCAAGGAGAAATTAAATGAGTGCAATTACAGACAAATTAGTTAAAGCAAACGAGAGTTTTACAATCAACCGTTACGACAACGGATTTATGATTGAAGTTGGCGGACGTGATGACAATGACGATTGGAAAAGTGCCAAAGTTATTGTTGGTACAGAAGAAGAACTAATTGACGCTATCAAAGAAGCATTGTCTTTACCATTAGCAGAATAAGGGGAAAAACATGGCAATATGGACCGTTAGCACACACTATAAAAAATCTTGCCAGGAAGTCGAGCATTGGGTTCGGCACGAAGGCGAAGGAAAAATCATTGTTACTAACGGTTTCCGTTGGGGCACATGGACTGTAGAAACTACAAACGACAATCCTCCAGAGTTTGAATTTACAGAAGTTCCTGGAGGCGACGGCAAGCGAGACAGTATCAATATGTTAGATTGTGAAATTAACAATATTGAAAGCGTTGAGCTTGTTAGTATGGACGACGGCGGTTGCTGGTATGATATCGAATTTGAAGATCTTACCGAAGAAGAGGAAGAAGAGATTCAAGAATTCATTGACGAAAACAGCGTCTACGAATTAGAAGAACGTGAAGACAGTTGGTATAACGATGAAACTGAATGGTGGATTTGGGGACCAATTGAAATTCAAAACGAAGCTGGCGAAACTGTACGTATTATTTGTGCAGACGAAAACGGCAATGTAATTGACTTTGTCGAGGAATAAATACATATATTATTCCAACGCCTTCGGGGTAGAGTAATACTAAGGAGAAAAATATGACAGTTATATACGCCAAGCCTATTGTGGATGGTAAATTTTGGATTGTAGAACAAGATGGTTCTAAAGTCGCAACATTACACAAAAAAGAAAACAATAAATTCGTACTGAGTAGTACTACAGGCGAAGTTATGTTTAATAAAAAACAAGACTTAACTAAGCAGTTTGGAGAAGGATTTTTCTTAACTAGCGCCAAAGTTAAAGTTACCGCAGATGAGCCATACGAATGTCATGGTTTTGCCACAAGTGTAAAACCATACAACGCTATGTATGATGTAAGACGAAAACTACCGCTTTTTACTAAAAGTAATCAAAGTAAAAGTTTATATTGTGCCGGTTACTATATTATTAAATTTAATAAAGGATGGGTAAAGAGTTTTTGTCCTAAAGTTATTACATTAGAACGTAATGAATATAAAGGTCCGTTTAAGACCGAAATCGAAATGAAACAGGTTCTTGCTAATGCAAAATCAGATTAATTTAACTCCCATTACTCAGTACTCTCAGTTACTTAGAGCGGCCGAGCTTGCCCAACAGAAAGAAGTCAAAATTCCTATTCAACAAGCCCGACTGCTTAGTTTAGCATTATTAGAAATACAAGATAAATTAATGCAAGATTATGAAAGTATGTACAATCAACTTAAACAAAGCATAGAAACCGAAGTAGTTACAGTTGAATTAGACGGTGGAACTTTTGAAGACAAATAGGATAAATATATGCGTACTTTATTGGGATACGCATTATGTCAAGACCGAAGCCAAAGATACTGTTAGAAAGTATTAATAAAAAAACTTATAAAGCTGAACAGGTTTTAGAAGCAGACGCCATTTGGGCAGTATTCTATAAAAACGAGCCTTTTAATCTTAAAAGTTTTAATAGCCTTACTTCATACCCCGGACCTAAATATAAAAAAGTTTCTTTTTCAAATCCTGGCCACGCACATAATTTGGCAAAGAAATTAAACCAGACCTTTAATACAGATGACTTTCAAGTTGTCATGCTAACACAAGGCACTATAATAAAATGATAACAAGAGATGCCCTTACAAAGATTTTTTTACAGCAATGGGGCAAAACTACAGACGATATAAATGTTAAAGTCTTTAGTCGTAAGTGGTGGCAAAGTACTAGAGCCGGAAAACAAACTAATTTTCGATTAAGCGAAGAGGGCTACGAATTTTTGGTTAGAGAATTGGAATTAAAAGAATATGAAATTCCTTTTACTGAACCAATTGAACTTAGTCCTCAAACAATAATATTTTTGGAAAGGTATGTAGATTGTCCATACTACCTTACTCCAATGTCAATTACTGTTTTTTCAGAACGTAAAGGTTTTGAGCTAATGTTGTTTTCGGACGACATTAGAAAATTTGGTTTAATTAAAGCAATGAATGAGCGAGAAAAAGATCTTGCAATACAAAATAATAGTTGACTTGATTCGTTAGTTCCTATATAATACATACATACAGCGTTAATTCAACTTGTATTTTTAACTTAAGATAGGAAGTAACATGCCAGAAATTGCCAGTCGTACAGTGGGCCCAAGCGGTGCTAAAAAGGCTCTGCGCAAAGCATTTAAAAACAAACGTCCAATTTTCCTGTGGGGTCCTCCCGGAATTGGCAAATCCGATATTATTAAACAACTTGGTACAGAGTCAGAAGCTCATGTAATCGATGTTCGTTTAAGTCTTTGGGAACCTACTGATATTAAAGGTATTCCATATTTTGATAGCAACGATAGCACAATGCGTTGGGCACCTCCTAGCGAATTGCCAAATGCAGAATTGGCTAAACAACATAAACAAATTATCCTATTCTTGGATGAAATGAATAGTGCGGCTCCTGCTGTTCAGGCGGCGGCTTATCAGTTGATTTTGAATCGTCGTGTCGGTACTTACCACTTGCCAGACAATGTTGTTTTGGTAGCGGCAGGTAACCGTGAAACAGATAAAGGTGTTACATTCCGTATGCCAGCACCGTTGGCTAATCGTTTTGTTCATTTGGAAATGACAGTAGATTGGGAAGATTATTTCGAGTGGGCTGTAGAGAACAAGATTCACCAAGATGTTGTGGGCTTTTTGAGTTTCTCTAAAAAGAGCTTGTATGATTTCGATCCAAAATCTAGCTCACGTGCATTTGCTACTCCACGCTCTTGGTCATTTGTAAGCGAATTGCTTACTGACGATGACGTAGATACTGACACTTTAACTGATTTAGTTTCAGGTTCTGTCGGTGAAGGTTTGGCTGTGAGTTTTATGGCTCACCGAAAAGTTGCTAGCAAAATGCCAAATCCAAGCGATATTTTGAGTGGCAAAGTTAAAAAGATGGACTCAAAGGAAATTTCAGCAATGTATTCCTTGACTGTATCTTTGTGCTACGAATTAAAAGATTCTTGCGAAAAGAATGTTAAAAACTGGAATGATCAAGTCAATAACTTTTTTGAATTTATGATGAATAACTTTGAAACAGAATTGGTTATTATGGGTACTAAATTGGCGTTGAGCACTTATAAATTGCCATTAGATCCAGATGAAATCAAATGCTTTGATGATTTCCATGCCAAATACGGCAAGTATATTAGCCAAGCAACTGAAAAATAAATCGGTTTGATGCTATTTGACACCTCCTTCGGGAGGTGTTATAATATATACATACAGTAAAGGAGCATTCATGTCACATACAGATCCAATTATCGACAAAATTATTGTAGCCCGTGTGGGCTTACTACTTCGCCATCCGTTTTTTGGTAACATGGCTACTCGATTGAAAATCGAAGAAGGGTCGCAATGGATGACTACTGCCGCAACTGATGGCAGAACCATTTATTTTAATCGTGAGTTTTTTGAACCACTTAGCATTAAACAAGTAGAATTTGTTATTGCTCACGAAATTTTGCATAATGTTTTTGATCATATGTCACGCCGTGAAGGACGTAATGCTCGTATTTTTAACATTGCCGCAGACTATTGTGTAAACGGTCAGATTGTACGTGATCGTATTGGCGATCATAACATTGAAGGTATCACTATTTTCCATGATCAAAAATATTATGGAATGGGCGCCGAAGAAGTTTATGATAAAATCTTTGACGAAATGGATGAGGAAGAACTGAACGCATTAGGCCAGTTGCTCGACGATCACATTGATTGGGGAGAAAATGGAAAAGATGGAAAGCCTCAATACACTAAAGAAGAACTAAAACAAATTCGTGACGAAATTCGCGAAGCTACTATGCAAGCGGCACAAGCCGCCGGTGCAGGCAATACTCCTGCTAGCGTACAGCGTATGATTAAAGATCTCACAGAGCCTAAAATGAATTGGCGTGAAATCTTACGTCAGCAAATCCAAAGTACTATCAAGAACGACTATTCTTTTATGCGACCTAATCGAAAAGGTTGGCACATGAGTGCTATCTTGCCAGGTACACAATTTGATGAAACAATTGATATTTGTGTAGCAATCGACATGTCTGGTTCTATCGGTGACGAACAAGCTAAAGATTTCTTAGCCGAGATTAAAGGTATTATGCAAGAATATAAAGACTTTAAAATTAAAGTATGGTGCTTTGATACTAAAGTTTATAACGAGCAAGATTATGATGGTTATTGCATGGACGAATTTGATAGCTACGAAGTTATGGGCGGTGGCGGAACAGAGTTTGATGCTAACTGGGAATACATGAAAGAACATGATATTCAACCTAAAAAGTTTATTATGTTTACAGATGGTTATCCCTGGGGAAGCTGGGGCGATGAAAATTACTGTGATACAGTATTCATCATTCATGGTAATGACAAAATTGTTCCACCGTTTGGCGAATATGCATATTACGAGCAAGTTAAGGAAACTGCATAATGGCTTTAAAGAATGGCAAACCTAATCCTTTAGATTATTATAATTTACGTAGGGTTGAGTTTGCCTGCCCACATTTTAAATACACAAGTATTGACAAGTATAATCCAACATTAGTCAAATCTGTCGATACTTGGATACGCAAGAATCTAAATAATAGGTATTATGTAGGACAGGGAATTACCTTGGATAATACCAACACCTTAGTGTATAACACCCGTATTGGTTTTGAGTCCGAAAAAGAACTTAGTTTTTTCACAATTGCCTGTCCTCTATTACAGACTAGATAATTATATTAGTACTTTAAGGAGAACTCACTATGAGTGAAGAACAAACCCAATCGGCGGAAACTACTGCACCAGCAGAACAAAACCCTAACGAATTAACTATCAATGACTTACAATCATTAAAGGTTATCATTGATATTGCCAGCTCACGCGGTGCATTTAAACCTAACGAAATGGTAGCAGTTGGACAAACTTATACTAAGCTAGATTCATTTTTGGCTAATGTAGCAAAGCAAGCAGAAGCACAAAAAGCAGCCGCAGGCGCAACAGGAGCTTAATATGGCCGAACTAAAACACGTGGCACGTGTCAAAGCTACTAATAAAAAATGTTTAGTAGTTTATCGTACACTGCCTGGCGATGCATATCATTGCCTAATTGTACCAACTGAAAATATGCCAGATATCTATCATGATGCTATTATTAACTTAGTAGAAAGTGGTACAGGTCAAGATGCATATGAATTTGCCGATGTATTAGCAAGAGCACAATTTCCAGATGGTAGTATTATGCTAAGTTGGTTA